TCATCATGTCCAATAGTATATTGAGCAGAGCCGGCATTAAAGAATTTAACTTCTGTGTCTGAACCTGAAGGAGCATCTAATCTTATTCTTGCATCGCCTGAAGCCGACTGAATATCAAGCATTTCTGCTGGTCTTATTCCTATTCCTAAACCACTTGCATCTATTTTAATTAAATCCGTTCCACCAACTTTCATTATTAAATAATCATCTGCGGATTCTCTAATTGAAGTATCTGCATCTGCATCTAAGATTAACTGATTTCCATTTATATCTAAATTACCAGAAGTAGTTACTGTTCCAGTAAATGTAGGACTGGCTAAAGGTGCTTTTGCAGCAAGTAAGCTATTAACTGTACCAACATAGTTAGCATCATCATTAACTGATGCCGCAATTTCGTTAAGTGTATCTAAGGTTGCAGGAGCACCACCAATAAGCGCAGTGATTGCAGCATCTGTATAGGCTGTCGTTGCGATTAAAGTTGAATTAGTTCCTGCTGATTGTGTAGTTGCAGTAACAGTGCTTGCAAGTGTACCAGTAATTGCACCGGTGACAGTTATTCCTGTCGATGTTGTGGTTAGTTTTGCTGAACTATTATGATAAAGTATAACTTCGCCATTAGGTGCACAAAATACGGCATTTTCGTTAGGAACAGGTTGTAATACAATTCCACCTGATGCACTATTATTTTGTATAATAGTGCCACCATTAGCACCACTATTGTAAATATAAAATATATCATTAGATGAATTATAATACAATTGTGCATCAGTATCATCACCAAACTTTAAATTTTTATTATCGGCTACTTGAACGTGTGAAGCTAGTGATATATTCTCTGAACTATCAATCGTGATCGCAGTAGCGTTCCCACCATCTACAATACTTGGTGTGCTACTTAAATGTCTTACTACTTTTGTTAATGCCATTACTTTTTATATCCTATAATTCTGGTTAGCTACCAGTTAAATCATGCTCGGGTAAATCACTTTGAATAACTTCTGTTCCATCATAAGTATATGTATATCCCGCGGGATCTATTTCTATCTCAGGAGTATGAATATAATATATATCCGTGTCATTCCATTGAGACAAATCTCCTGTGCCATAAGCAACCATTTCGCCTGTTTCTTTTTTAAATACCATTTTCATTATTTATTCTCCTTATGAAACAACATATGTCATTCCTTGGTTGTTATATCCATACACTCTTACATGTACACAAAAAGTGCCCGTAGTATTTGCTGCAGCCGCTTTTGTAAATATTAATTTGCCGGTGTTAGATGCTGAATCTCCTACTCCAACGCTGAAAGTCGGGTTAGTACCCATAGATCCTATTCGAGGAACTGTTCCGCCATCGGTTTTATTTTTAAATAGATGAGTTGTATGGTTATTTGTCCAAATGCCATTAAAGTATACATTATTATCTGTACCACCATTCGACTGTTGAAATGTTGCAACAACTTCAGCTTGAAAATAACTACCACACTGCATTGTGATCGTAACAGCGTTTGCGCCTATAGTACCAGAAATTACGTACTCTTGGTAACCACGCTGAGATATATTATCTACCCTAATTGTTTTCTTATTACTGTCAGGAGTTATATCAAGAGGAGCGTTTGGTCCAGTAGTTCCTATACCCAAATATCCTGTACTAGCTACAGTAATATCGGTACTTGTTCCATCAATAAACATTCTAGTACCAGAGACTATACTTGTTGAAGAAGGTACACCTATTGAAAATGGATAATATCTAACCCCTACTCCTCCACCGTCTTTAATAAAGAAGGTTTCATTTGAGCTGGCATCTGTTGTCTTAAATGTAAGACCAGTACTTCCTCCTGTTCCTTTTATTTCTAATTTTGCGTCTGGATCGCTAACACCTATACCAACTTTTCCGTCTGATTTAAAGCGAAGGCGCTCTTGAATACCACTTGTATTTAATTGATTAACAAACGCTAAATCTCCCTCAGTACTACTACCGCCTATCTTATTGAACGAATAGATACCCCAGTTTTGATGACCTTGCCAGCCTGGTGAGAATGCAATACCAACAATTCCTCCTGTAGCACCACCATTTCTATTTGTATCGATATGAAATACAGATTTATCAAATTTATTGCCTGGTGTACCTGATGCGTCCCAAACCTCACTCCAATTTCCGTCGGTCCAGTCAACACCAACCATATTCATTCTTACATCTACTCTACCTTCTACAGTCCCACTATTAATTCCTATGCCAACTTTGCGATCAGAATCAATAACCAAAGATTCTATTAAAGTTGCTGTAGCATTAGCCGACCCTGAAGCAGCGTTTGAAAATCTATGGGTGCCATCATTTTGTTGATATGAAGTTACAACGCCTGTTGATAGGTATTTAAAAGCCGATCCATCATGATATAGATTAGCCGTTAATCCTCCTCGTTCTTCATCTCCGCTTCCTCTACCCCAAAGTCCTATGCCAGTACCAATTTGTAAGACTCTAAAATCTGTAGATGTTGGCCATCCTGAATTAGGAGTTATACCTATACCAACGTTCCCTAAAATCGTAACTGCTGCTTCACTACCATCAAAGTGAACAAACGATGCTTGTTTTCCAGTTCCAATTCTTAAATCTCTAAATCTAGTTGTTCCACCTTGATAACCTTCGAAGTTTATCCATGTGGAATGATCATCTGTGTTTGCATCCCAACCACTACTATATGAATTTCCAACACCATCTCGGAAATAGCCATTACCGCCATCTAGAAATGTAGTTCCAGCAACAGTAAGAGCTCCAGCAATAGCCGTTGTTGAATTTGCTACTGTTGCGTGTGGAGTTAAAGTTATTTGTGGTACTAAAGACCCAGAAATTTGATTTATAAAGGTTAAAGTATTATCTGTATTATTTCTAATTCCCCATATATCAGCATTATCATCAGCTTCGTCCGCTTGTAACATCAGCGTTGCTGACTCGCCTTCTGCACCTGTAACTGTTAAATTGTCTGAATTAATTTGGACATTACCTGTTCCTGCAGGAGTTAAAAATATATGAGAATTAGAAGCTGCTGATTGTATTAATAACCCCGATGAATTACTTAAATGTCCAAACTCTGTACCACCATCTTTAAGAGTTATGTCACCACCATCTGCATCAAGATTAATATCTCCCGTTACGTCGATAGTAAACCCACCATCTGAAACAGATAGTATTCCATGAGCAGCTCCTGAGGATCCAGTATCTTGGACAGACAGTTTCATGTTATCGCCAGCTAATGTATTTAGAGTTAAACCCCAATCTCCTGCAGTACTGGCTCCTGCGGTTATACCAGAATTAAAGGTTGCTTTTCCATACTGTGACATGTCAAGGCTAAAGGCCGTAAAATTACCACCATTATCGCTATCATTTCCTTGGAAATAAATGTCTTTATCAGCAATTGTGTTTCGTATATTTAAATCTTGGTTATTAACAGAAAGTAGTCCAATATCAGTACCACCGTCTGATAAGTATACATTTGAAGAATCTGCATCTAACTTAATGGAACCTGCTACATCTAGCGTGAAGTTACCTGTGCTACTACTTAATATCCCATGTGACCCTGTAAAATAGAGTTGCATTTCATTAGAACCACCGGCTCTTAATCTTCCACCATCGGTTCCTGTAGATATATTGCCTACGGCTTCTATATAGCTTGTTGATTTAATTGGTTTATTAAAATCCCAACTGGTTGTAGCATGAGTATATGAAATACTTGCATTTGCACCATCAAGTATAATACCACCACCATTCGCTGCCGCAGAATTTGAAGCTCCTTGAGCCAAAATAATTTGAACATCATCGACAGACACTGTTGTGCTGTTGATTGTGGTCGTTGTGCCATCAACTTGAAGATTACCTGCTATAACAAGTGTACCGGTATCATCGCCATGTGTTGCCGGATCGATTACAAAAGATGCGGGACCTCTTATATATCCGGTGGTTGTAATATTTCCTACTGCTAAACTTGATAATGTTCCTACAGAAGTAATTGCTGGTTGTGCTGCTGTTGTTACTGTAGCTGCTGTACCTGATGTGTTACCTGTAACATTACCTGTTACGTTACCAGTAAATGCTGTTGCTACGGCTGTTCCTGTTATTGTTACTCCTGTAGATGTTGTGCCTAGTTTAGTTGAACCAGCATGGTAAAGATAAACCCCTCCACCTTCATTAGCAGTAACCATGTTTTGTGAATCTGCAGCATTATTTAATTCTAACGTACTTGTTAATATAGCTAAATTACCGGTTCCAGCATCTTTAATATAACTCTTAGAACCCGAATGATACAGTTGTAAATCATTTCCAGTACCAAGATTAATTTTAGCACTATCCACAAGAGATATATCTCCGGCCAGAGTATCGATTCCTGTTGATTTTATTTTAGTTAATGCCATTATTGTTTATATCCTATTATGTTGGAGCTACTACTGTTGTATCATCTGGATCATTCATTCTATCATAAATGTCTTGCATTGTTACTGGTGTTATAACACTACCTACAAGTTCATATGTGTGTGTTGTATCTAAATGTTCAATAGTTGTATTTGTACTTCCAGTCGGATGTGCTTTTAGTAAATCATCACCATTATCCTCTTCATTTAAATAAATTGCAGAAATTTTATTATCTTTTTTTATTATGTGTGCGTATTCTGTCATAATTTTTCCTTAACCGTACATTTGCCCTTTACCTTGGGCAACAGATATTGTTTTAAAGTGATATTTACCACCGTTAGTATAACCATCTAGTGTTGAAGTACTAACTGCAGATGAATAAAATCTAGCACCGCCATACATGCATTCTATTACACAATTAGTTCTTTGATATGCACCTCCAGATACCATAGTAAAATCCCTTCGATATATACTTTGTCCTGAATGATCAGTACCTGTATCTACTGCTGAACCCATAGTAATACTAGGGGTATAATTTCCAAAACTTGTACCTTCATCATATACTTCTACTTCCTGAAAATATGCTGCATTACCCATTACTCTACATATATATTCTCTATAACCAGCAACAAAATATGTTTCATACAATTTCATTTTAAATACAGGATATTCACCCCAATGGCCTGAACTATAAACAGTCAAAAATTGAGTTGAAGAAGCTCCAGAAGATGAAGACTGAACAGTTGGTGTTCTAAATATTCCATTAGTACCCCATGAATTTCCTGCAGAACCGAGATATTGTCCTGCTGGATCGGGATTTTGATTTTGTGTTCCACCATGTACATGACCATATGAAATTGTAGCTACAGCATCATCATCTACTTGTATTCCACCACCGCTACTTGGCCCAATATTAAGAAAATTATCTGATCCTGTTGATCCTGCTTTTCCCCAAATACCGTGATTAGTAACATTACCATTATTTGCTTTTGTTCTAAAATATAATGGAACTTCATCACCGTTAGTATTACCTTCAAGTATAGTAGCAACAGAACTTGTATGTCCGTCAACGTGAAGCTTACCTGCTGGGGCTGTTCCTATACCAACATTTCCTGATGAGTCTAGCCTCATTTTTTCAGTCAAAGAACCCGAGCCTGTACCAGTATGAACTTGTAAACTTCCACCAGAAGCACCTAATTCAACTCTAGTACCACTACCAGATTGTCCTTCTAATACAAGTGAAACATCATTACCAGAGTCTCCTTTAAGATAAAGTACTCCACCATTACCAAACCCTACTACACTTGCAGGATCGGTCGTTCCGATACCAACTTTACCGCCAGTAAACCAGCTATTGCCACCTGCATCTAAATTTACTTTAACACTTCCAGAAGCATCACGAACATTAAAAGCCGCACGAGTATCGGATTCTTGATAAAATCCTCCTAAATGATGTCCATCTGAAGATTCAACATATAGTACATTACCTGTACCTGCGGATTTAATATGTAAAGGCGCACTTGGAGCAGTTGTTCCGATACCTACGTTGCCACCATACCCAACAGACATTACGGGAACGGGAGCAACATTACCTGTACGGCCTATATTAAAATCCATCCTAGTATCAGTACTAGAATCCCAATGATTTGAAATAATATTTCTATAACCATTGGTTGAGTCGTATGTAAATTCTAAACTATTTCCCTGTGCAGAGCCTATTGTCAAGTTAGTTTGAGGATTAGTATTTCCGATACCAACTTTTTGGTCAGTACCTACGATAGATAATGCAGCATGGTCTACAGGATTACTATTTAAATTGCCGCCAGGTTCTGTACATAGGTGTAAACTTCCATTATATGTACTAAATATACCTGCTCTTGTATCCGAGGTTGAAGTAGTTGTGTCTCCTCGCTGTGAAAATCCAATACCACAAGTATCATTTACTCCGAGACCTGATGAGGGTCTATGAATACGCATAGTTATATCATCAGTTCCATAAATATCTAGTTTATAGCTTGGAGCAGCTGTTCCGATACCAACGTTTCCACTTCGATTGACCTGAAATCTTGGAGTTGATGAATTATCATCAAAAACTCTAAACCCATAAGTACCACTACCTTGTAATACTGTTAAACCGCCTATATCTGTATATTGTAAGAATGCATTGTTTGCACCAGCTGCAGACCCAACTACTACTGCGCCTCCTACTACTAATTTTACTGAATCACCAATATCGGCATCTGCTGCAGTAGCAGTATTAGCAATTGCTAACCTTCCGTCGGTATCAATACGCATTCGTTCTGAACCTCCGGCCTCAAACTGAATGTAACCATCACCATCAATATTGATATCTTCGTTTCCATCATGAGTCATCAGATGAAGTGAATGGTTTGCAACCTTTTGTTGTATAACAAAACCGTTGCTCGGATGTATGCCTATAGAGCCAATGTCTGTTGCACTATTATCTTCAAACAAAATCATAGTTTCTTCAGTAGAAGCTGCTTTTAAAGTTAATAGTTCTGCTGGAGCCGTAGTTCCTATACCAACATTGCCTCCATACTTAACAGCCATTACATCAGTGCCGTTTTGTTGTCTCACTCTTAAAATATAATCTGAGGCGTCTACTCCAGCATGTATATCTAAACCATTAGCATCTCCACCTGTACCCGTGTTTATAAATTGTGCAAGCCATCCATCATTCTTGGCCGCTGTAACATGTAAGGGAGAGCTTGGACTCGTAGTTCCTATACCAACACTTCCGCTAGTATTAAAACTAAGTGCATTAACAAATCCACCTGCACCAGCGTTATATCCTATAAACCCATGATTAGCATCAGCATCAAGTCCGAAAAAAGCATATCTAATTGCACTATTTGCTGTATCTCTACCAATGATGCGAATTGAAGGATCATCTATACTGCTATTGTTATCTCCAAAAATTGCTTGAACATCTGTACTTGATTTAGCTACAAATAAAGGAGCAGAAGTTGCACTTGTATTAAGATTTCCTATCTTAACGTGGCCAGAACCATTTAACCTCATCGCCTCCCCTTGGGCATCTTTAAAGATTAAGTTAGCTCCAGTAGAGACATTACAACCGATAGATGACCAATTATTTCTCACGTCATTATAAAAACGTAATCCATAATTAGCGTTATAAGCTACAGCTATTTCCCCTCGCACGTCTAAGGCTACAATTGGTGAGTTAGTTCCGACACCAATGCGATCATTTCCAGCATCAGAATATAACATGTACTGGTTACCAGTAGTTTCCACCCGCAAGTCCATATCTGCTGCACCTTGGTTGAAAACTATAGTGCCATCAAAGGCTGCGTGTTCTACACCACCTGCAACAATTCTTATATCATTCGCACCAGCGAATTTCAGCTTAGTGTCAGTATCTCCTGTGTGTGTAAGATCTTCTGGAATGAACACTTCACCAGTAAATGTTGGAGAAGCTAATGGAGCTTTAAGAGCGAGTGCACTATTAATTGTACCAACATAGTTGGCATCATCGTTAACTGCTGCAGCAATTTCATTAA